GCTTTGTTCAGCACAAGGGTTATACACAACAACATCAGGATCTGGGTAGGCTGTGTCACCAAGGCGACCTTGCGCACGAGATAGTTCTAGGTTAATCAAACCGTAAGGTTCACCTTTACCTTCGTATCCAGCCCAGAATTCTTCAGGTAAAGTTTCTTTACCATCCCAAACAATACTGTTGTTACTCATTGCTCTCCAATGAGGGATGTTACCTAAGTCCCAACGTTTAGCATTTAGATATTCAATATCCGTGGCATCACCAAGAGCAATTTGTGCTGACCTACGTACATTACCTGCTACAACAATAGAACCAATAATGTTCATAATATCTAGTACATCTACAGGGCGTAGCTGTTTACCCTTACGGGCTTCTAATACAGTACTAATTTCTGTAATACCTTTGACTAGGATCTCAGGACCAGAGGCCGTACCACCAAAGCCTTTAATAGGGGCACCAGCTGAACGGATTAATTGTGTTGAGTAAGTAAAAGTTGTTTTGTTATCCGCTAGTAGAGCAGCTTTAAGGGTCTTACCTAATAGTTGTACCCAACCTTCACGGCTATCAGGGACAATAAAGTCTGCTGAAGCTGTGTCTTGACGGGTAGGTGTTTTAAATTTCTTATTTACAGGTGGTAGTTTAGATACATGTTCGTTCTGGATGTTGTAACCAACACCGCTACCAAGCATAAGCATATCCATAGCCCATGTAAATGGACGAACAGGCTCATCAACTACGCAACCAGCACAGTTCTGTAGTGAGGGTAGGCCGTAAGTCTTTACTGTTTTAGTGCCTAATTGCCACAAGAATCGACCGGCTACTGATACCTTAAGGTTCATCATGTAATCTTTTAACATCATAATTTCTTCTTCACTGAAGTTACAGTGTAGTTGGGTTAGTGATGCTGCAAGTACCCGGTCAATAGTGTCCTCAAATTCTTCTGTTTTACCGTTACCTATATCACGAGCGTATGTACGCTTGTATGTTAAGTATCCGACTGTAGACCATGGTGTGTTGTATGTTGTCATTAAAATCCTTGTTAATTGTTTGTATATGGTATTAGGGACCGACTTCTCTCGCTAGCTTAACAAAAGAAATATTTTGAATTACTTACCTCTGATAAGTCAAGGTTACCTAACTCAGGCTGATTAAACTTGAATGATTCTTTATCAAGCATAAGAGTATCTTGGAGTACATCAAAGAAGTTTTCTACATCATACTGTGCAATGAAAGATATCTTAGTTACTTCCTGTAGAAAATCCACTTCATCAGCATGGGTACTAAACGAGTCGTGAACTGCACCGAATGAACCATTGAAAGCAGTAATAGTGTTAGCCATGTGAGCAGCGTCATAGGAATGAACAACGTTAGGGCTAATACCAGACGCAAAGCTACGGCGACAGGGTACTTTGTCACCAGTTTCTTTGTTAAGTACATCAACCTTAACCACATGCATAACACGACCATCTTTATTACCCTGAATACCCTTAATAGTACCACGTTGTTTCCTTTCATGTTGTAAGAAAGCCTTATAAACAACAGGGAAACCAGATGGTGTATGCCAAGTTAATTGGTTACGTCCAGAGTTTAGTTCATGTTCAGCTATCTTTTGTAAATACTTTGTAGTTTTTAATGGACCTGCACATACAGTATTAATAGCCTGAATAAGGTTGTGTGCCAATTTATTGCAGTCATCCTCAGTAATACCGTATTTAACCGTAAAGCCTTCCATGTGACAATCGTCATACATGTTCTTAGCAATACGTTGTTTACCCGCTGAGTATGCACGAGTCATTGACCCTCTCTTGGCAATACCTTTACGGATATGCTTCATGGGCATTTGCTTTTCTTCAAACCAGTCAGGCATTACTGTGATAAGTTCTTTAGCCACGGCTACATAGAAGTCTTTTTGAATAGGTGTAGGTACTAGTGATACTAATGTACCCGCTTGTTTATCTTTACTCATTGCAGCTAGGTGTTGCCACACCTTGTTCAGTTGAGTTTGTTACTCTCAACCCGCCTTTTACAATTGTCATTATGATAACGTTTAATATGACCAAGATTCATTACAGCACCACAATGAATACAAGTATGTTGTGTATTATTGGGGTGGTTACTTGATTGTGCTGCTCGTTTTCCAAGATTCTTTTGTAATTCACTATCATGAAACCTTGAGTGGTTTTCAGATAACCATTTACCAAAATCTTTTCTTTGTGAGTAGCCTCTATCAGTATGATCTTTATTATACTTAGGTTGTAGCTTTTCTATTAGCTCTTTTTCTAATTTAAAAGCTTGTTTTTCAGTACAACCTTTAAACATTATCTTTACGTTTAGTAAAGGTAGTTGTTGAGCCATCCATTCTGAATGCTCTTTATTACGTTTCTCATGCCTCCATGCACGAGCATATCTACCTTTACCTACATAAACAATTGTACCATCTTCATCAATGTGTTGATACACATAAAAATTATTTACCATTTGATCTCCTAATATGTTTTCTCTATTAGGTACCGGCTGGCAGGATGGTTGGCAGCTATATGTTTCCATATAGTTCAGACTATATCTTCACCTTATTAGGTGCTCTGCGCTTCCACTCACTTGAGTGTACTTCCTTGCGGAATAGTCGTTGCTCCTTCCCTTAAGGGCTTGGATCAGGATTACCATATGCAAATGCACTTAGGCTTCCCCTGAGTTCACAGAGTTTTACAACAGCTGGCGAAATTAACCGTTGTTGGATCCATCGATTGGGATAGGTAACCCACTAAAGTATTCTGTACGCAGTATCTTAGCTTTATGGTACCCAGCTATCTCAATACAAGCAGCCAGAAAGCTATATGGCTTTTCAGCACTATGGTCAATGTACTTAGCACGAGCTGTGTTAATAACAAACTCTAAATTATGTTTAACCCACAATGCACGATCATCCAGAGTCATTTTATCTACAGAGATAGTGTCCAGACCTTCGTCATTGAGGTATTCAACGTAATCTGTGGTAAGGTATGTGAGGCTTTTAAGTTCACTGATGGTGTAGGATTTGTTGTAGCATGCTGCTGTATGGACACTAAGCCAGTAATATCCCCTTTCAGTAACTCGTTTCTTGTTAGCAAATAGAAACAAGGATCTGGCAAGATCACTACCTTGGAATTCAAGAAAGGATTCTGCGTAATATACTCGTCCACGGTAGTCACATGATACCTCTTGATAGAATGTTTTGTTACTTACTAGTTCAGCCTTTTTAATAACTTGAGTGTACTCAAAGAACTTACTTAGCATACGTTGTAGCTTAGGATCTTTTTTACCCATGAACTTAGTACCATCAAGGTTCATAAGCTTCTTAGGAAGGTGTAGATTTTCATGGTGAATATTATATAATTGGATTTCACCATTCTCATCTACTAGTTCAAGAACTTCCGGTGGCTTAGCTTCCTTCATAGCAGACAGCAAAGGCTGATTTAACTGCCAAGGCTGTTGACGTAAGCTCTCAAGGCTCTTGATAAAAGGTTTGTCAAGATACTCATGGAACAGTTTACTGTTAGTCCATCCTTTAATAAATGGTTCTTTAGTTAATGAGCTGTATAAACCTGCAATAGGTAGCAGTGGTTCAAAGGATGTGCCAATAAGTGTGGGCTTAATGTCATCATCCATGTTAACAATACGAATTAAGTAAGGTGCCTTACGACCATCGTACTCACGGAAAATATCAATCAGACCGTCTTGGAGGAATGTTTCAAGTAGAAGGTCTCCAAGACTGAGAGTTGTTTTGATATCGGTTTCATCAGCGCCAATAGCTCTTGCAATTCTTTTTCCGATAAGGTCGGAAGCAAATGTGAGTTTAACAGATGCGCTATGTGTTGCATTCTTGTTACGGATACAGTAACGTAGTAGATTGTCCCAAGCTTCATTGATAAATCTTTCAAGATCATATTCCCATGTTGGATGATGTGCTAAAAGGCGAGCACCTTCATTAAAAATCTTATCTGAGTTTAAGATAACCTTTGATACGCGTTCAGATAGATATTGATGTGGATTCATTGTTTAATCGAAGTCAACTAAAGAAGTTTGTTTAAGGCGACCCGTTTTAGAGTCGTAGCTGGTACTACCACAGTCTCCGGTCTTACCCGTGAACCGTGACTTGAGTACCCTTAACTTAATAGTGTTACGTAATTGCTCTGTCTCTGCAATCATGTTGCGGGAGAAAGCAATGATATCAAAAGAGATTTGCTTAATAGAGCCCGAACCTTTGATATCGTCAATAGAAGGTAGGTGACCTTCTTCAAAAGGCTTTTCGCTTTTACGTAGGTGAGACACAACACCTAACCAGATGTTATGTTTCTTACACAGCTTAAGTAGGTCAGACATCAATGAGTCAACAGCCTCATTACCAGTCTTTCCTTTAGAACCTTCTGATACAGCAATAGTAATGTGGTCAAGAATAATATACTTACAACCCATTAGTGCCAAACGTTCCATCTTATCTACTAATGATTCATCGCTAACAGAACCTTGGTGGTCTAGTAATACTAAGCGTTCATCACCAAAGACTTGTTTGAAAGCAGCATATTGTTCCTCATCAGTAACGTCATCTACAGTAAGATTCTTTTTAAGTTGCATACCAATAAACTTCTCTGCGGTATCACCCACAGATTCTTCTAATGATACCATACCTACCATATCCCCGGTGTTTTCAAGGATATCTAAAACAATCTCTTTAATAACTGTAGACTTACCGCTACCAGTACCCGAAGTGAACAATACTATTTCACCCAGACGCATACCAAATAACTTTTCATTTAAAGAGTCTAGACAATGTGGGTAAGGTAAAGATGTAATGCTTTGTTTAAGTTTAAACTGTTCCCAGACAGCTTCACCTTTAACAATACCTGCAGGACTCATTTCTTTAGCTTCAAAGATACACTGCATCAGCCGGTTAGATCCATACTTAATTAATGTATCACATGGATCTTTTTCGGGTAAGGTAACTAGCTTAACTTTATCATAGCCAATAATTTTAGCAGCTTCTTGTGCAGCTTTTTGACCGGGTTCATCCATGTCAAAGCATAAGACTACTTCATCGAAAGATCGTAGCCACTCGCGCTGCCCAAGGATGAGAGACTTAGAGCTAGCTGACGGGACCGCAACCGCTGGATAAAATCGTTGATACTTATCATATTGTGCCTGAGCAACTGCCAGAGCATCCAGTTCACCTTCAGCGATAACAATCCGTTTTCCTCCAGACGATACACTTTGTCCGAAGAATTGTACATCCTTAAATTCTCCGTGGATATTAAACTTCTTAGGTAGCTTTCGTTCTTTGTAGGCAACAACAACACTGTCCTTAGTATAAGGATAGAAGTGACTGCTGATAGTACCATCTTCTGCATAGCTAACTTTAACCCCATAGTATGCAGCAACTGTTTTTGTGATACCTCGTTCTTGGAAACCTCGTGTGTCATAAGTCTGGATTTCATCTAATGTGTGCATATTGTAGTTTTCTTTTGGGTATGTTGAGGAAATTACCTCAGGATTAATAGGTGAATTTTTATTACAGCTAAAACAAAAGCCCCATTCATCTCCATCTTTATAGGAGAAAGCGTCTGATGAATTACATTTAGGGCATGGTGCGTGGTACCATCTACTCATATTTAATTCCAGTATTGATTTTCTTGAAGTTCCCTGATACGCTGTCTGCGTTGTTTAGCTTCTT